CACGTTCCAATCGCTTCACAAAATTCATAGCCTTTTCATCAATATCAACCTGAATCTCATAGTCATGTAGTGACTTGCTGGCCAGCTTACTTGAAACGATACTGTCACGAGCAAAGACCTCGTAAGTGTCCGATAGCTTGCTTTTAACTTCAGATTCCATATTCAACTGCTTTTCAAAGAGACGAATGTTCTCTTTCTCACACTCAGGACATTGACTGATTTCCTCAACCTTACCCTTAATAGGAATCTTAACAGACCAAAGATGGCATCCATGGATTTCACAGACATCATCAAGAACTGTTCTGGTTCTGAATTGTTTAAACTGTTTCATCTAAAAACCTAGCCTTTCGTCTGTTTTCTTCTCACGATTAACAACATTCCCTTGATTCAAATAACCATCGAACTTAGTTCCAAATAGGGTTTCTGGTCGCAAATATTTCGCGTACTTCGTACCTGACCAATCCTTAACCATATTGTCAATTACTTGTTTAAAATCTTCTAGTTGATATCCTTCAGACCATCTAGCCTTAATCAGAGATTTGTTCTTCTGAACATTATCTCTATATTTCTTTCCTGTCTTTGAATTAAGATAATCGATAATTTCTTTGTAAGGAATATTATCTATACTACCCTTACCTATACTACCCTTACCTATACTATGCGGACATTCGTCCGTCACTTGTCCGTCAACTGTCTGACCTTCTTCAGTAAGCTCTAGAACTACATTCCCAGGCTCAACCAATCTACTTCCATCAACTTCTAATCCAAGTTGTTGAATAGCTAAATTCCTGTGTATACTAGGCTTGTGTCTATCTGGTCTAATTTTATTTTGTTCGTTGAAATCCGTAATGAAATAAACCATGTCTTGATTAAGTGGTTTTATAAACTGCTTGATAACTAATAGGCCTAAACTGTCCTCACTGGCACCAATCATTCTAACAACTGGAAATGCTTCGACAATTCCGTCATCATCTGAATTGATGACCAAATGAACATACAGAGCTTGAGTTTCAAGCGGTAGTCTTAAAAATTTTTGTGTTTGCATTATGGTCTTGCTGACCATTCTTCTTTCTGCCATCTACCCCTCCACACTTGAAAATTTTGTGTATTCTTTATGAAAATACAACTTCACTGTCCCTAGACTCCCATGTCGATTCTTTTCTAGGATCAGTTCCGTCACATTATTCGCTTCTTGACTGTCTGCATGTTCCTTCTGGTAGTAGGCATCACGATACAAGAAAGCTACAATGTCTGCATCTTGCTCAATCGAACCAGATTCTCGCAAATCTGATAGCATTGGACGCT